ATGCAAGCAGAAGAACTGAAGTATTTGCCCCACGAAGCGGTCATCAAAAAGGTCGCACCGCTGGCCACCTTGGACAACGTCGTGTCCGGCATCCCGGCAGCAATCACCCTCGCCCAGTTCATCATCGAGAGTTTCTGGGGCCGGTCTCCGCTGGCCTCGGCTTCCAACAATTGCTTCGGGATGAAAAAGAACCTCTCAGGCAACAACTGGCCCGGTTCCACATGGACCGGGAAAAGCATGACGTGGGTATCTTCAGAGGCCAGCAGCGGAGAGACCGTCCGGCAGCCCTCCGAGTTCCGGGTGTACGCCAGCGTCGAGGACTCCATCACCGACCACAGCGCATACCTCGCCGGGGCGATGAACGGCACCGACCTGCGGTACAAGGGGCTGCGCTGGCAGCTGGACTACCGCACCGCCGCCCAGATCATCAAGGACGGAGGGTACGCCACCGCCCCGGACTACGTCGAGGTTCTCTGCGCCATGATCGAGCGGTACAACCTGACCCAGTACAACGTGGCGCAGCCGCCCTTTCTGGTTCGGGTGACCGTCCCGATGGTCGCCGCCCGGAAAGGCCCCGGCAGCGAGCACCCCGCCACCGTGGTCGTCCGTGGCCCGAACGTCTTCACCATCACCGAGGTGCAGGGCAGCTACGGCAGACTCAAGAGCGGAGCCGGGTGGCTCAATCTCCGCTATGCAGAGTGGATCTGCAGCGAGTAAAACCACACGCAAAACAAAGGGCAGATGCACAATAGCACCTGCCCTTTTCTGCGCCCGCACAGAAAGCCCCTGCGTGGCGTTTTGTGTATTCAGAATAAAGTTACACCCCCGGAGAGTTTACACGCTTCTCCGGGGGTGTTTTTTCCGTTGGAAAAATCAAGGCTCAAGGGGCGGCTTTGAACCCCATGCGAGCGAGGTACTTCTCAGCCTGCGGCAGCTGGGTGAATGTACGGCTCCTGCGCTTCTGGCGGTCACGCCCGATCACAAGCGTTTCGCCGATGCCCTGAACCACCCACGTCTCCTTCCCGTGCTTCCATGCCCGGTTGAAATAGACAGCCTCGCCCTTTGCGTTTACCATTTTCATGATTCCGTCCTCCTTAAATATCCATCCCGATGCAGTGATATGCGTACCAGCGACCCCGCCGCCTGAACACTTTGAACCACTCGGTAAACAGGCACCCGGTACAGTCGTATTGAGAATTCACTCCGTGGATGTACCGATTCTCCGTGAACCACGCCTCAACATCTTCCCGACACCATTCAGGGTTGACAGGCAGTTCTTCCAGAGCAATGCGCCCACCACCATCAAAGAAGATCACGTTGCGAGGCTCTCCGTCATCACGCTTGATCCACTCACGGAGATCGCGTTTCAGCTGAATTAAGTAGTCGTTCGTAGCGACGACCTTCTTCCCGCTTATCCGTTCCATATCCTCTGCGGTACGAATCGCAATGTACCCGGCCCGCAGTTCATAATCGCTCATCTGATAACCCATC